CTCTGGACCCGAATGCTCTTAAAAAAGTGTATTCGGCTTATTCGAAAAAGAAGGCTTCGTTCCCTGCGGCATAGTAGAAAGGCGATATGGAAGACAAAGTTATCGCCGACAACTACTTCACAATTATTCCTGAATGGATTTTGTATTCAGAAATAACGCCACAGGCAGTTCGCTTGTATGGAGTGTTAAGAAGATACGCAGACCGAGATGGGTCATGTTTTCCTTCTAGGAAACGACTCGCCTCGGACTTGCGCGTCGAATCTACGAAGCCAGTTGATAGAGCGTTGAAAGAGTTACAAGACATCGGTGCGATTACCATTGAACATCGGTACACCGAACAAGGCGACTTACAGTCAAATCTTTATACTGTTCATTCATCGCCTCAAGGTAGGGACGAAAAACTCCCCACCTCGTTACCTCATGGTCCTCACGGTGGCGCCTCAAAACTCCCTACGGTAGGGACTGATTCGTCCCATATAAGGAGAGCCAATATAAAGGAGAGCCAAGATAAGGATTCGTCTCAAGACTTAACCGATTATTTTTCTGATGATGTTATGGCGCTCGCTCAACTCTTGGCAGAACTTATGGAAGGTAATGGAGTGAAGCGACCACCAGTAACTAAGAAATGGTTACAAACTTTAGACAGAATGATTCGTTTAGATGGGCGGACTGCTACTCAAATTGAAGCCGCTATTCGTTGGAGCCAAAACGATGAGTTTTGGTCAGCCAATATCCACTCGCCAGACTCTTTAAGAAAGCAATACGAGAAGATGAGGCTTCAAGCCATGCGAGGTAAATCTAAAGGTGTAGATACAGTTAAACAATACATAAGGGAGAACACCGATGAATAAAATAGAAGGAGCGCAGTTAGTTGGAATAATCGCTAGTGCTTATCCTCAATGGAAGCCTACTAAAGAGACGATAGAGGTCTATGTGAGCCTTCTTGAGGACTTAGAAGCAGTTGAGGCTAAAGAGGCCGTTAAACGGCTTGTAATGGCTTCTGAGTACCCTCCTAGCGTTGCCTCGATACGAAGAAAGGTTTTAGAACTCCATGATGGGATGCCACTTACCAAAGCCGAAGCATGGGAGTTAGTTATGCTCTTAGTTCATAAACATGGAACTTACAACCGCCCTGCTATTGAAGATGGGATTACTCAAGCAGTTGTTAATTCTATTGGGTGGCGCGAAATATGTACCAGCACAAATGTGGACACAATAAGGGCGCAGTTCTTTAGACTTTACGATGAACTAGCAGAAAAGGTCACAACAGAGAAGTTAGAATCTCGAGGATTTATATTAGCCAACTATGGACTTGAAGGAGTAAACATTCGTGCCGAAATCGAGGCGCAAGACTGGAGCGAGCCAAGAGGTTCGACTTCAAGTGATGAACCGAGCGCTCTTTCGGTGTGAGTTATGTGGCGACTGGCTTCATTCAGCGATGTCTATTCATCACCGCCGACCTCGTGCGATGGGTGGAACAAAAAGATTAGATACGAACTTCTCATCTAACTTGTTAGCGGTATGTGGAACTGGAATAAGTGGATGTCATGGATATATTGAAAGCCATAGAGAAGAAGCGATTGAAAAGGGTTGGCTTGTAAGGCAATACGAAGAACCGACACAAGTACCTGTAAAATTATCGCTCTACGGATTTGTTTATTTAGATGATGAAGGCGGTTGGAAATATGCTCGATGAGCCACTACATGAACTCATTGAGTCAAATAACCGCTTAACAGAACTTGAGTCGGAAGTACAAAAAGAGCGCAATAAAAGAAATGCTCTAATCAAAGAGTCAAGAGGGCGTAAGATAACTGCTCGCAAACTTTCTGATGTCTTAGGTATCAGCGAGCAAAGTATTCACAAAATCGTGAAAGGTGAAAGGTGAACTCTGTAACACTTGAAAAGGGTCATTTAGTTATTAGAACTCAATATGACCCCGAACTTGTGGCGCAGATAAAACTTCTTCCTCAACGTCGTTGGGACCCAGTTGAGAAGGCTTGGTATGTAAGTGCGAAATACAACAAAGAGGTTCAAGAAATAGCACAAGCCTTCAACATCGAATACGAAGTAGAACAAATCCCAGAAGTTGCGCTCGCCGATAACTTTGTTCGTTTAGATTACCAACAAGAAACTTTTTACATGTACTTTGATTACGACTTAGTATTACTAGAAAAAGTTCGCGCGATTCCGCGAGCGCGTTATTCGCCAATACTAAGAGGGTGGTCTGCGCCAAAAGAATCAGCGGTTGAAGTTTTAGAGTTTGCTCAAAGCGTTCAAGCCTTAATCGAACCAACTTGTGATGAGGTTTTAGAAGATGCCAAACAAGATGCTGTACGAGTAGCGGCATCGAGAGCGACTACGAGTAACTTTCAAGTTGAAGGATTGCGAGGCGAGTTGATGCCTTTTCAACGCGCTGGAGTCGAATACGCAGTTAAGGCTCAAAGACTTTTCTTAGCAGATGAAATGGGATTAGGTAAAACAGTACAAGCCTTAGCAACAGTTCAAGCGTTAAACGCCTATCCAGTTTTGGTTGTTTGTCCTGCTTCATTGAAGATAAACTGGAAACGAGAAGCGCAGAAATGGCTACCAACAGACAAGACAGTTGAAGTGTTAAGAGGTCGCTCTATCTATAAACCGACTGCCGATGTAGTGATTATCAACTACGACATACTTGAGTCATGGGTAACTAAGTTAAGTCGTTTTAGTGCTGTTATCTATGACGAGAGCCATTACTGTAAAAATCCTAAAGCGAAACGAACTAGAGCCGCCATCGCGATAGCAGATAGAACAGAAGGACCTGTCTTATGTTTAACGGGAACTCCTGTTCTAAATAATCCAACTGAACTAACTGCTCAACTTCGAATACTCGGCAGACTCAAAGAGTTTGGTGGAGCAATGAAGTTCCGAGAACAATTCCAAGGAACAAAACATCTCGCTGAGTTAAACCGCAAACTTCGAGCGACAATGTATGTCCGGCGACGCAAGGTAGATGTTTTAACTGAACTGCCACCTAAGCGTTGGTCAGATGTAGTAGTTGAACCAAGTGGTGAGGCGTACAAGAAATATCAAGAAGCCGAATCAGACTTAATCTCTTACTTGGCTAATCAAGCCAAAGAGAACGCGTTCAAACAAGGCGCGACAACAGCCGAAGCAAGAGAGTCAGCACTCATAGCGGCGATGAAAGCACAAGCCGCTGAACAGTTGGTGGCTGTAAATACTCTTAAGCGTTTATCAGCAGACGCTAAATACTCAGCAACGATAGAGTGGATAGATAACTTCTTAGCGACTGGAAACAAACTAATCGTCTTTACTTGGCACAAATCTATCGCTGACAGACTAGCGACTCATTACGGCGCAGTTAAACTAACTGGCGATACAAGTACAGATGAACGTGCGCACAATGTAGATACATTTCAAAATGACCCAAACTGTCGAATGTTTGTAAGCACCATGAAGGCAGGAGGAGTTGGAATTACTTTGACTGCCTCGTCAGATGTTTTATTTATTGAACAAGGTTGGACTCCAGCCGATATGGACCAAGCCGCAGACCGCGCTCACCGAATAGGACAACACGACTCTGTAACTGCTTGGACTCTTATTGCTGAAGGAACTATTGACGAAGACATAAAAGAACTGATTAACTACAAACGAGGATTAGTAGATGCCTCAACTGATGGCAAGATGATGGAAGATAAACAGAATGTCTTAACAGACCTACTTATACGATTAGCGAGGAGAGGTGATGGCGGACACAGTTAAACTTTTTGTCTATGGAACTCTTCAACCGAAAGGCTCTTTGTACAGAATAGTTGAACCAATTATTGAAAAAAGTATTCCGGCAACGCTTTACAACTATGCCTTGTACAAACACCCTTTCGCTTTTTATCCTGAGATTACAAAAGACCCATCGCGAATAGTAAAAGGAACTTTGTTAATCATTTCAACCTATAACGAAAACTTTATCGACTTAATGGTTATGGAACTCGAGGCAGGTTACGCTTTACAAATTGTAAATGTGAGAACTGAACATGGAATTGTTATGCCAGCACTTTGTTTTGTATCAGCAGAGAAACCAAAAGGATTTATCATTGAAAGTGGCGACTGGTTGAGATACGCGAGTTTGAACACAAATCAACAAGAACAGAAATAGGCGAACTGATTTAACTCCGTAAATAGTAGAGGACTTGCCGGTAGCCTGCCGTACACAAAGTAGGCGATAATGGCCTAACCGCCAAACGGCGGTACTTGACCCAAGGAGTAAAAATGCCAACAGCAACAGACACACGGCACGCAGAGGCAGTTCGCCTTCGTCGCCTCGGACTTTCCTTTTCGCAGATTGCTCGCGAACTTGGTTATGGTCCTTATCCATCAGCCGCTCGTTATGCTTACCTAGCAGGCGTTCGTGCTGAAGGTCAGACAGTTGTAAATACAAATCGTCAATTCGGAGTTGAGATTGAGTTTTACAATGTTCGTCCTTCTGTAGTTATTCAAGCACTCGCCGAAGTTGGAATTGATTGCGAATACGAAGGCTACAACCACCACACTCGTCCTCATTGGAAAATTGTTCGCGATGGTTCTGTTACTTCTCGTAACACAGGCGAAGGCTCAGGACTAGAAATGGTTTCACCAATTCTTAGTGGCACAGAAGGTTTGCGCCAACTCGAAACTGTCCTAACAATTATGGCTCGCGTTGGTGCCAAAGTTAATTCAACTTGCGGACTTCATGTTCATATCGACCAAGCAGGACTAACAGGTAAGCAACGCCGTAACTACTTCCTCGCTTATGTTCAGAACCAACGAGTCTTTGACCGCTTGGTATCTCCTAGCCGTCGCGGATTTCGTAACACATACACACGCGCTTACGAGGCGAGTGAGATTCCACAATTCACACAAGCAGTCGAGGATGGACAAACCGACTTCTACTCAAACGCTCGTTACCACAACATCAACGTGACTTCGTATGGCAAGTACGGAACATTTGAAGTTCGTCATCACCAAGGAACGCTTAACGCTCGTAAGGTGCTTAACTGGGTTAAGTTGAACTTGGCTCTCCACACTTGGTCAAAGACAGTTAGCGAAGATTCTGTTCCAGCCGAGTTCGCATCTGTTGAAGATA